GAACCCATGTTACAGCCGTGAAAGGGCCGTGTCTTAACCGCTTGACCAACGGGCCGGAATTCCCGACCTGTTGGCCGGAAAATGGTAGCGGAGATTGGACTTGAACCCATGACCTACCGGGTATGAACCGGTTGCTCTAGCCAGCTGAGCTACTCCGCCATATTCACTCGGACCTTTTGAGTCTCACTCACGAGTGCTTAAATATTATACCACAAACGAAAGCGTTTGTCAAGGGGTTAGAGCAAAGTTTTTTGTTTTTTTTCGGAATTGTCAGGGATGTACTGAAAACCGGCGGCTGGCGGGCGAAGTTCGTCTGTTTTTGCGCTTGAAAAGAGCGCCGGGAAGTGGTATCATATATATGTCGATAAATTCAGAATACGCGCCGGACGGAAAACCGCTCGGACGACGTATTATATCGCACAGAGTAGACCATGACGCGTGAAGTGTCCGGCGGACGGGGAGTTGTCGCCGGAACGAAAGAATCCTAAGGATTACTGCGGTGTCAGGGTCGCATCCCGCTGTCGCATACCCGGAGAATTTCCTTAACGGATAACTTCCTTATATGCTGCCTGTCGGAATGCTGCATATCAAGGTCAAGCGACTCGAAGAGCGCATGAGCAAGATCGAAGATCCCGCTTTTACCTATTATAACGGTAATATAGGTTCTTGGCAGGAGCTTGCGCGCATTACCGACAAAAGCCCGGCGGTCGATAACCGCCGGACACAGATTTAGTCTTTCAAGAAGTCTATAATGCACTTTCTCATGTCAAGGAGGTAAGATTGATTAGCTTTGGTGAAGCGCGAATCGTGTTATTGACAATAGCGGTGTCAGCAATTACATCTTCGGTGTGCGCATGGCTCGTCACAAAAAATCAATGCACATATTTTCTTCGCACGGTTGACAAATATGTAGATTGGACTATGGAACGAATTATAGAAATTGTAAGAGGAGGTAGAAAAAATGGATAATCATGAAAAAGAAGTCCTTCGCAAGCAGCTTGACCTGCTTGCCGAAAAGTCGGTTGTGATCGCCCATCTTGCCGGGCATGAAAGCGATCTTCTAGCATACACGAACATAATGTGCGAGATCGTAAAGCTTCTCCAGTGGGAATCATAATGAACCAGATAGACCAGCACATCGAAGCACAGCTCAAAGCCGCATGGCAAGCAATCTTCGAAGGCAAGAACCAATCGCAGATTCCCGAAGACAAGCCGTTTGGTCATGACAATCGCTTTCCGGACGAGCCGCACAATCCATGGCACATCCTGATCGGATTCGTCGCCGGGATTGTTGTCGCGGTAGCCGCGCGGCTGATATTCCAATAAAAAGGAGGTGAACCCATGTACGCTATCTTATTACTGTTGATCGCGGCAGGAACGGCGGGATTACCTGCGCCATATCTCGTGGCACTGTGCGTAATCTCCGCCGTCTGGCTGATCGGGCGTGAAGTAGATCGAAAACGAGCCCTCAAGTCCCTTCCGTCAGCATTTTCGAAGGCACTGCTGGAAGTGATAGAGAAACTTGAAGAGAACGCCTCGAATAAGTGACTTTACTGCGGAATCCTAGGTAATGCGTCTTGAATCGTTGATGCAAGGTTTATTACCGCCGGAGTCACTTCAGCTATAGTCTTCAAGCGGTTGCAGATGTAAGTAATCTTACCGACCGACAAAAAGCCTTCGCCGATGATCTTAGTGATCTCGGGCGGCAATTTGTTCTCGCCGTCGCAGTAGCATTTCAGCCTTTCATATACCTGCGGCGGCAGCGGCTCGTTCTCGGAATAGACTTTCTTAAGGAGTTCGAGCTTTTCGAGAGCGAGATCGCACCACTTGAAGTACTGTAGCTCTTCCCAAGTGAAATTTGATGTGTCAGCCCACGTCATAAGAGAATCTTTCACATAATCACCTCCTCTCCGAGATGATTATACCACAAAAACAAACAAAAATCAAGACGGATTTCCAAAACATTGAAGGAGGTGAGAGAATGAAGAAAAGCGAGCGAATCAAATTGCTTGAAGAAAAGGTCAAGCGGCTCGAACGTCGCGTGAGCGAGATAGAAGACCCTACTTGTACCTACTATAACGGAATTATACGTTCATGGCAGGAACTTGCGCGCATTACTGATAAAAGCCCGGCGGTCGATAACCGCCGGACACGGAATTAGTCTCTCAAGTAATCGATAATGCACTTTCTCATATCATTGAGTGCATAGACCATCAATCTTGAAAGCTGTGCCATGTCTGCTTCGCAGACTGGGGTTGTACTGCCCTCAGGAAATGTTTCCTGAGCGTGCAGTGCAAACTCGTTGATAGCCGCATTGAGCTTATTGTTAAGCAAATTAATGTTTTTCACATAATCACCTCCTCTCCGAGATGATTATATCACAAAAACGAACAAAAATCAAGACGGATTTCAAAAACTATTGAAGGAGGTGAGAGAATGAAGAAAAAGCCAATAAAGCGTGATTTCTATAAGGAAGGCGCACTGAATGGCGCACGTGCCAAGAAACAGCAGGAAGTCCGAAAGCTCGCAAAAGAGATCGTTGTTCTTATCGGCGAAAAACATAGCCTCACTCACGAGGAAGCAATGGAAGTGCTTGATCGGAGCAAGGCTATGCTTAACTACTTCTGCGAGCTTCGACTCGACAGAAGTTAGTTAATTCTGCGAGCCGAAGTCAATGGGGTGGGCGTCGTCGTAAGCATCAAGAGCAGATTTAGCTCTATCGCGCAACTGGCAGTATCGCGTAGCAAATCCATCAATACTGCCCGCCCCCTTTTCCGTCGCACTAATGCGCAGATACTCAATTGCGAGTTCATGCGCTATAGTCTCGTTGTTCGGTTTCATATAATCACCTCCTCTCTGAGATGATTATACCATAAAATGGACGAAATGTCAAGAATCGTTCCATGAAAGGAAAGGAGGTGAGAGGGATGAACGAGGTTGCGACAGTAAATCACATTCCAGAAAATCCGAGAGAGCGGTTTCTCCGAAATGTGATGGAAATGAATAGTCAAAGCACGGCTTCTTTGATAAAACTCAAAAAGTCCCGGAAACTCGGTATCCGGCTTATACTGTCTGATCAGTTTTCGGCGGATGCGACCGATTCCGAAAGATGCTGTAAAAGGTTCGTCAAGCGATTAAAGTCGTTGACCAGTTCGATGTAATCGCTGTTGTCTTGATCGACGTCATGCAGTTCACACATATTTATGTTGTGCGAATAAAAGCGGCGCGAATAATTCAGAGCAAACAGTATAGCCGTCCAATCCGATTTGTCTATGATATCGGCATTTTTAGAGTGCATTCGGTCACGGAACTGTTTCAGATGAGCAAGTTTTTTTGCAACTTTAGGTTGGCTCGTTCCTGATTTGTTGTCAACTATGGTCAGGGTTATGGCTTTATAGAGTGCTTGGGTATCTTCGGCACTCAAATTCAGATTCACGTTCATATAATCACCTCCCTTCGAGTTGATTATACCACAAAAATAAACGAATGTCAAGGAGACCACCATGAAAGCAGAAGAAATCAAAACCGACCTCGGAAATTTCGTCCGGGTAAAATGCGGGGTCGTCTGCTACAGGGACCCGGACGGGACGCCGAACGGAAAGGTTGTGGATCTTTACCGGGAGATACCGGAGAAGGCATACGACCCTGAGCGAGGGCTCACGACCGACGAGAAGAACGCCGCGAACTACGCCGCCGACTATATCTTCGCGAAACTGCTCGAGGAAAACGGCGGCATGGCGGATTACATACGCCGCTTCGGCGGCAAACGCAGTAGAAAATAAGGAGGAAAACACAATGGACAACAGACAGAAAGTAAACGCGATTCTTCGTGACGAGGCTTTTTCTAAGCTCTCCAAGATAGAGCGCAGGCTCGTCGCAAGCTATATCGAGGGCGTAATCGCCTGTGCGGAGCTTCGCGAACAGAAGCCCGAGAAGGAGGACAAGCCGGCATGAAGCAGACAAAGTTCAAAGCCCTGCTCGCGGAGCGGAACATCAGTATAAGCCGCCTCGCGAAGGACGCCGGAATCAGCCGGGCGATGCTTTATCGGAAGATCGAGGGCGTCTGCGACTTCACCTACACCGAAATCTACAAGATCTGCATGACGCTCGGACTTTCCGATCCGCTCGCGGTATTCATCCCAAAGGAGAAAAGAAAATGAACAAGAGAATCAAAAAAAAACACTTCGTCCGCTTCGCGGAAGCCGTCATGTTTTATCGCGAAGAGGGGCTCGAATGGTGCTCATACCAGAAAGCGAAGCCGGTCGGCGGTAAAGCCGCGAAAAAATGCTGGCAGTACGCTCTCGAGTGCGGACACGAAAACGCGCTCGACGAAAAGCCGATCTTTCGACCGGAGCGGAAATACGTCTTCGCCGTCACGCAGACAGACGACTTCCGGCGTCTCGTCGAGCCGATCCGGGTAACCCCGATCGACGCCGACAAGCCCGCGCACAGAGACACGCCGCGTCCGACACGGAACAGATAAGGAGATCAGAACGATGACAGAACTCGAAATGCAAAGCAAACTCATCCGCCAGCAGCAGTCCCAGATCAACGACCTGCGGCAGTGCAACAAAATGCTCGAGAGGGCAAATCAGCTTCTCGCCGACGCCCTCGCCGCCGTGCTCGAGCGTGAGGGACGCGACAGAGTCTTCGTCCCGCGAGAGGGTGAGAAGGCTGAGTTCCGCGCCGAAGAAACCCTCGACGGCGGCGGGATTCTGCTGTGCAGGGCATGAGAAATGTCCGGCATAAAAATAGCGTCCGGGCAGTACACCACTACCACCCGGACGCAAAGGAGATCTCCTCTGACAAGGACACCATATACAGTATATCACAAATCAATGGCAAAGTCAACAGCCTGAAAATAAAAAGTGAGGACAACATGAAACCACACGAAACTCTCCCCGAGGACATCGAAAGAAGAGTCGGGCGGTCGCTCTGGAACATCCGCGCGAGCGGCGAAGGGCTCGACGACGCGACGGTCGTCCGCACCTACAAGCGAGCATACGCGAAGTACCGCTCCGCCGTGATGGGCGACGACACCTACCGACCGGAAATCGGAATGCCGACCGGCTACATAACCGAGACTTTTATTAAAAAAGAGGCGTGGAGACGCTACGCCGAAGAAAGGAAGATTGAGCTTGACTGAGACGACCGCAACCGGAAACAGATGGAGGAACTACGGCTGTATCGGCGGGAGTGTCTATCGTATCGCTCTGACCGACCGCTACGGATGGCCGCTCGTATACTTCAAGGGCTACTACAACCCCAAACGGCAAGCCTACCGTCTGTATCCGGAAAAGGTCGTCGTACCCGGCGCGTGGGACATAACCCCGCGCTGGCTCTACTGGCACGAGTTTGCAAGGTAACACAGACATGATTCAGAAGCACTTCGTCCCGATCACCACACGGCGACCGTGGACATATGAAGAAAAACAGCTCGCAAGAACACTCCGGGAAAAAGGCATGTCCTGCGCGAAGATCGCGGAAACGCTCGACCGCACCGAGAACGCCGTGCGGATATTCTTCGGCGAGCGATCAATCAGATACAAGCTCCCGGACAGAAAAGCCGCCGGTCCGTGGATGGATAAAGACCAGATCATCCGCGAATGGAGACAGGCGAAAGACCCGGACGCCCAGATGCTGATTCTCGCGGAGCTGAATGACGTCCCGCTCCCGTACATCAAGAAGATCATAAGGGAAGGTACATAATGGCAAACTTCAACCTCAACAAAGTCATAATCGGCGGACGGCTCGTCGCGGAGCCGGAAGTCAAAAAGACTCCGAACGACACAAGCATACTGCGCTTCACCCTCGCCGTCAACCGCCGTTATCAGCCGAAGGACAACGACAACGGAGCGCCTACAGCCGACTTCATCAGCTGCACGGCATGGCGGCAGACGGCGGAATTCATCGCGGGATATTTCCATAAAGGCAGCAGCCTCGCGGTCGTCGGACACATCGAGACGCGCACCTTCGAGGACAAAGACCGGGTAAAGCACTACATGACCGACGTCATCGTCGAAGAAGCCTACTTTGTCGACTCGAAAGCCGAAAAGGAAAAGGCGGCAGCCGCACAGCCGACCGGATATATGCCGAGCGCATACACAGCGCCGGCGCCACCGACCGGAGCGCCGGTTCAGGCTCCGGCACCGACACTCACGCAGACGCAGAGCTTCGGACCCGCGAATTTCGAGATTCTCGCGTCCGACGAAGAGCTTCCCTTCTGACATTCATTAAATGAAAGGATACCACATGAACGAGAACTACACCACAGCTATCCGCATGATCAATGCGGGTGAGAAAGAAAAACCGAAAAACAGATACGCACAGGTATTGCAAAGACCTGTAGCCCGCGCACTTGCCTCTTTTATCGAGGACCCTGAGTTCGCGGACGCCGTCGTCGCGAAGGGCGACACGGGCTTCTCCGAGTGCCTTGAAGCCGTCACGAAAGGTATCGGCACAAGCATTTCGGACATAGAGGTTTACCGCCGCGCCGCGAACTTCTACTTCCCCGGATGCGGAGTCCGCTTTAAGATGGAGATCGATCTCACCGCCGGAGCGAACGGGCGGAACGATCTGCTCCCCGGCGGCGAAACAGTCGCGTGGGTAGACTCCGGACAGCCCGATTTACAGTCGACCGGAAACACCGCCTCCGCGGATGAGAAAGCGAAGAAAATCTCGATCGACCTCGACGATCTCTTCGACTGAGGCGAAAAAAATGGAACTTGAAATACAATCGAACTCGCCGGAGAGCGAGGCGGTCGCGAAGAAATTTCCGGGTCTGTCGGATGGATGCGACTATGCTATCAACCGGCTCTTCACGAACTTCGTCTTCGCCGACCGGAAGCGGGACAGCGACGGCAAGCCGATCGGGAAGAAGAGAGAATTTTTCTGCACGAACTGTTATTGCGAGTCTGACAGTGTAGAGCGGATCGGGAAGAACTACGACGGGAAAATCGTCGTAAACCCGCACCTGACACACGGTGAGCTCGTCGTGTGCCCTCACTGCCGGACGGGCGCGGAACTCAAACTCGTCGGGAAATGTGGGAAGATGATCAACCTCGACCAGACACGGCGGGCTCTTATCATCATCCCGACCGGCGACCCCGATCTCGTCTTCGGCGTCGCTCTGACCGCCCGCAAGTGCTACAGGTTCGACGGATACCGCGAGATGCACATACACAAGCACGTCGAGCACATCTACGCGTGGACGCCCGGAAAGGCGTACTGCTGGCGCGAAAGATGGTACATGGAAGGCGGAAACCTCGGTTACTCGTACCGCGAGGCGAGAACCCCGTCCGGCGTCAAGGGCTCGGAGTACATAGCGCAGGTCATCGGGCTCGAACTGCTGAGACACACATTTCTCAGATACAGCGGGCTGAAGGAGCTTATGAAATCCCGAAGGGAAAAACTCGCTGACGGTGACTACGCCGTCAGGTGGCTCGCCGAGTACTGCGTCCATCCCGGGATCGAGATGATCGCGAAGCTCGGGTTCCACGAAATCATCGAAGAGACCCTGTTTATACGCAAGCGCGGCGACGGGCTTATCAACTGGAGCGCGGACAAGCCGTGGAAATTCTTCCGGATGGACAAGCAGGAGTACAACGAGTTTGTCAAAGGAAAGCCGACGCTCGACCGGCTGAAAACGCGCCGGATGCTCCGGAGCTACTGGTCCGGGTCGACTATCGCTGACGCCGACGACGAGCTCCACCGGTTCGGGAGATTCAGCGACGTCAGTTACAAAGACTACGAATTCGCCGCGGCAAAGCTCTCGCCGGTACTCAGCCGGAAGCAGCTGGCGAACTACATCGACCGGAACGCTCGCGGAGAGGGATCAGACTTCGAATGTGCCACGGCTGCTTACATGGAATGGCGAGCGCTGGATTACCGCCGGAACAAAACGCTTATCACGTTCCATGACTACTACGACATGGCGGAGGAACTCGGGCTCGATCTCACCGAACCCCGTGTTCTCATGCCGAAGAATCTGACCGCCGCTCACGACTCCGCCGTCGAGCTGAGAAACACCATAAGACGCGAAGAGAAGGAACGGAAAGAACGCGAAGCCGACGAGAAATACCGGGACGAAAGATACGACGAGCTGAACCGGCGCTACAGCTTCGCGGATGAGCACTACTTCGTCCGACCTCCGGAGAACGCCGCCGAAATTATTAATGAAGGCAAAGCCCTGCACCACTGCGTCGGAGGCTACGCCGCGAGACACCTCGAGGGGAAAACGACCATACTGTTTATCAGACGGACAGACGCGCCGGACGAGCCGTTCTTCACGGTCGAAATGAACATTGACAGCAACTGGGCAAAAATCCGGCAGATTCACGGACTGCACAACCGCGCGCCGGACAAAGAGCTGGACGGTTTCGTCGACATCTGGCTCGACGAGATCGTCGAACGGCAGACAAAGCGAAAGGAGAAACGCACACATGAGAGCAAGGCTTCCTGAAGAGCGGGCGACTATCGAGCGCTCGAAAGTCATGACCGCCGCTATCCGCGAAGAGCTCAAAAAGAAGCTCGCGGACGACACCAGAGAACAGATCAACCAGAACGCCGGGCGGTACGACACGATCCTCGCCTACGCCCTGAGCGAACGCTTCGGCTTCGGGCGGAAAAGAATCACGGATTTCCTCAAAGAGATCATCGATTGTCACATCTACACGAAAGACCGGTACGGCGAAAAATATCAGGACACAGCCTACGCCCTGAAGCTCCGGGAAAAAGGAATCGACATGGAAGAAATCGAGAAAGAACTCGACGAGTACGCGAAAGAAAGAGGAATTGAATTTTGATTGATTTAATGGGAAACGAAATCATAGAAACCGAGGCGAAAGAAATCCTCCCGGACGCCGGAAGGGCTCACCTCGTACACGGTGAAATCCTCGCCGGGAAAAAGCAGGTGGCAATCGGACTCTACGAGTTCGCTGCCGGGCTCAAAACGATGAGAGACGAACGGCTCTATCAGGCGCTCGGGTGCGCCGGATTTGACGAGTACTGCGAAAAGCTCGCGAAAGTAAATGTCTCGCAAGCCTACAAGTACATCAAAGTCTACGAAGAACTCGGAGCGGGCGCTTTACAGTCAGCTGGGGGAATGGGTATCGAGAAACTTTTCCTCGTCACGCAGCTCCCGCCCGCCGAGAGGAGCGACGCCATCGCCGAGCCGGAAACCATCGAGGGCATGAGCGTGAAGGAACTCAAAGACTTTGTCGCGAAGGCAAGACAGCAGGGCGAACAGCTCTCGCTTATACAGGGTGAACTCGACGAATTGAAACTCGAAAAGCAGGACGCCGAAGCCGAACGGGACGACGAAAAAGCAAAGCTCGAGAGGGAGCTCGAACATCTCCGCGAAAAGCTCAGAGTGACCGAGGACACGCAGAAAGAGACCATAAAAGCCGCCATCAACGCCGAAAAGAACAAATACGCCGAAGAAGCCGAGACTCTGGCGCGGCTCAAAATGCAGCTCGAAATCGAAGAAGCCCGGAAAGCCGGCGAAGCGGACGGCAAAAAGGCGGCGGAAAAGACCATCGACAAAGCGAAACAGGCTCTCGAAAAGGAAAAGAAAGCTCTCGAGGACGAAAAGAAAAAAGCCGAAGCCGAACTTGACGCGCTGAAAAAGGAAATCGGCGGCAGAGACGAACAGATCGCCGGGCTTGAAAAGAAGCTCCGGACCGCGGACAGCGCGACGGCAGGATTCAAGGTCTGTCTCGAAGGTCTCGTCGGAGCCTACGACCGATGCCGGACGTATCTTGAAAAAATCGAAGACACGAACGAAAGAACAAAATGTGAAACTGCCCTCGGACGGGCTATAGAAAGGCTTGGAACAAGATGAATAACAAAGAACAGAAACTCATGCAGGAAGCAATGGATCTGCACTACAACTGCGACGAACAGCATGATTGTACACACTGCCTCTTCGGAAAAGGCGGTATACCCTGTAAGGTCAGCGGGATTCCCTCCGAGTGGTTCAAGGATGAACTCATGCCCGAAGGTGTCGATCATCTTCGTGACGCCGCGGAAACGATATGCACGGCTACGGTTACGCGAACATACAAACCGGTCACTCGCGGGGAAATCCTCGACATGGCGAAAAAGATCGTCACCGGCGAGCGCGAACAGCAGTATGGAAAGCCCGAAGACAACTTCCGAATTATTGGCGAGCTCTGGAAGATCTATCTCGACAACAAGTACGGAACGGTCATCGACATCGCCGCCGAGGACGTGGCGCTTATGATGGCGCTCATGAAGAACGCGAGAATCATGACAGGTATATATAAGGAAGACAGCTACATCGACCTCTGCGGGTACGCCGCCTGCGCCGGGGAGATCGCAGCGAAGAATGCGAAGGAGAAGGAAAAAAATGACTGATATCAGATATATCGCCTCGGTACTGAGCACGGAAGATATTCTTTGCCAGCTCGCCGAGGAGGCAAGCGAACTCGCGCAAGCCGCGCTGAAACTCCGGCGGGCGCGGCGCGATACGCACCGGGTATTATCACCATCGGTTCGGGTGGAAGATTCCCGGGGCGTTTGTCGCGGACGACAACGAAATCAGATGGTGGAGACCATATCCGGAACTGCCGGACGGAGAATCTATAAATTGAGGAGGAAACACAATGATTAAAGCAGATTTCGCGACCGATGAATCCGGGCGTATCGAGACCGAGCTCGTCGGACACACGGAGGAATTCGCGCCGGAACTAACCGAGCTGCTCGCGCATATCTACCGGTTCTACGACGAGGAAGAGGCAGAGTTCGAAAAAAACGATGCTCACGATCAGGCTCATGCTCTTTTTGATGATCGAACAGGAAAATGACAAGCGGCCGAGAGACAACTCAAAAAAAGAAGAGAGCGAACTCACAAAAAAGGCGCTCGAGGAGCTGCTGAAGCAGATGGAGACAACATGATGAAATGGGACGAAGAAAAGCTCCGCACCTACTCGGAAATGCGGAAATCCGGCGCGACGGCGGAAGAGATCAGCGCTGTTCTCGGATGCGACAGAAGTGCCGTCTACAGAAAGACGAAAGAACTCAACCGCAAAAACAAGGGCGGCGTCACTGCCGGAACAGCCGCAGCCGCGGACACCGCGAAGCTCGCGGTGGCAAGCACGGATGACACGATCACAGCGACCGAGTCTCCGAAGCCCGAGCCGCTCGTCACCCTGAAACCCGAATACAAAAAGGTGCCCGCGAACAGCGAACGTATCGGATGCTATGTCAAAGAAGCGCTCGCCGAAGCGGATCACCTCGGAATTCAACCCGACGAGATCAACGTCCGGCTCTGTGAAACGGACGGCGGAGAAATCAGCCTCTACGGGACGGACAAAAACGGACGACGCGTCATTATAACCTACAACGTCCTCGGAGAGAAGACGCCGGTAATGCTCCGCTGAACAGAATCAGAAAAGAGGAAGATCAAATATGTGGTCTTCCTCTGTGTCACAACTTTTTACCTATTATATAATACAGAACCTTACACCATATAGAGACATCGGGGCGCGAGCCCCGAATCAACCTTGTAATGGGTATTAATAACTCCGCACAAGCTGCCCAAAACAGAGAAAACATTTCCCGACACGACATCGCGCACACGCGTGTGCGAACCATTTCCAAAACCGACACAGCTCGGCTGATCGAATTAAATCCGTGACCACGAAAGAGAGGTAGATTCAAAATGATCTTCGTCCGCGAACAGCAAATATATACTCGCCGGGTCAGAGGCGAAGAGCAGAAGGAAGTCCACCTCTCCGTCATCACCGAGGGGCAGAAGAAATACTACGGTTCCCACCGGTCGAGAAAGAAAGTCAAGGTGTCCTCACCAAAACAGAAGGCTCTCAACGACAAGCGGTCGAGAATCTACTTTGAGATGCTCGCGAGCACCAACTTCGGGCGCGGGGACTATCTCGTGACGAATACATATGGCGACGAACACCTTCCAGGCTCCGCTGACGACGGGGACGACAATGTCAAGCGGTTTCTCCGCCGTCTTTCCGTGATCTACAAAAAAGCGGGTGTACCCTTCCGGTACATTTTCACAACCTCGTACTCCTCCGGGCGTAACGGCGGGGCTCCCGTCCGTATGCACCATCACATTCTTCTCTCCGGCGGCGTCGACCGCGACACTATCGAGGACGCCTGGAGAGCAAAGTCAGACAAGCCCGGCAGACTCGGAGACAAGCTCGGGTTTGCCAACGTAAAAAAATTACAGCCGGACGAGAGCGGGATTTCCGCCGCCCTCGTGTACTTTGTCAAACAAGCAAGAGAGGGTATTCGCCGCCGCTGGCATGCGAGTATCGGACTCAAAAAGCCCCTCGCCGCTTACCCGAACGACGACTCCTATGATTTCCGTGATCTCAAAACCATCCGCGACCGCGGATCCGACGCTCCCGACAGATCATGGTGGGAAAAGCGCTATCCCGGATGGACACTCGCCGGACTCGGAGCCGTGACCATCAGCGAAAGCGAAATCTCCGGAACCTCCGTCCGCGTCAAGCTAAGACGTCTCGACAACTCGCCGCCGCGAAAAAAAGAGTTATACACAAGAAAGCCAGAGTTATCCACAAGCAAAGCGAGGTTATCAACAAAGCTGTCAACAGAGTTATCAACAGGTCGCAAGCCTGTCGCAACAAAATCAACATCAAGTCGCAAAAAGAAGGAGTGATCACATGAGTTATCCACAAGCAGGAGGATTTCTGCCGACCGAAGACAGCGAACAAGAGGCGCTTTTTGAGTGGGCGGCAATGATGAGCCGGGTGCAGCCGTGTCTCCGACTCCTGCACCACATACCAAACGGCGGAAAGAGAGATATCGGCACCGCGCGGGCGCTCCGGAGACGGGGCGTCAAGCCCGGTGTGCCTGATCTCTGTCTGCCGCACCCCGCCGGACGGTTTCACGGACTGTACATAGAGCTCAAAAAAGCGCATGGCGGCAGGACAAGCGACTATCAGGATGAATGGATCAAAGCCCTCGAAGGCGAGGGCTACTTTGTCGCGGTCTGCCACGGGTGGAGAAACGCCGCCGCGAAGATCGAAGAGTACCTGAAGCTCGAGAGCTCGGGCGTAGCCGAGAAAGGAGAAAACGATGAAAACGCGTGATTTCAACTACCTTCCCGCAGTCCGACTCGGGAGGCGCAAGCAGGGGCTGATTTACTACCTCAGCCACAATTACCACAATCTCCCGCCGAAAAAGCGGAAGATCATCGACGCGTATATAACCTCCATCGCCGGAGAACACGCGAAAGCACTGAAGCGTTACATGACGACCGAGGACTCGGCGGCTATTATCTGCATGGAGGAATTCATCGGCTCGCCAAACACACTCTACTCGCTCCAGAGGACATACTACGAGCTCTTCCCCATCGGGCGGATTCTCGGCTGACACTCAAAGCACGCAAAACGCGTGCTTTTTTTGTTGCCCGCGAAAGTTAGTAGTAATGGAGGTATGAACTGTGGTATCATATATGCAAGAGGTGCGGAAATGTATAAATCATGTGTATGGTGCGGCAGGGTTCATCCGGTCGGATATGACTGTCCGCACAAACCGGTGCGAATACGTTGTAACGATGAAACAAGACAAGTGAAATTCCGTGCGTCAACTGCATGGAGAAAGACCGCGAAACGAATTCTCAGACGCGACAGCTATCTGTGTCAGGCTTGTTTATACGAACTGCCGGGAACGGTGCGGAAATACAACTCTATGAATCTGTCGGTACATCATATCACGCCGCTCGAGGAAGATTTCACGCGTCGGCTCGACGACGGAAATCTTATCACGCTCTGCTCTGCCCATCATTCGCAGGCGGATCATGATATGATCGACAGAGCAACGCTTTACAGGCTCGTCAGACGCGACGAAGACAGCAGCGGGTGATTTTTCAGGTATACCCCCCCGGAGTCATGGCGGCTCTGGCGGGATCTCGCGTTCACGGCACATCGGGCATCGGAACACACAAAAATCCTAAAATGACCATATGTGTATGCGCGCATATACGCGCGCGGTAAATTGTAGAGAAGGGAGGCGGTCAGCATGGGAAGACCGGCGAAAAGCGCGGAAATGCGCACCGGACACATGACAAAAACAGAGCGAGAAGGACGCGAGATCGCGCAGAACGCCGTCCGCGGAAACGCGGATAAGATCAAGCCGCCGTCTCATCTTACAAAGGAACAGCGAGCGATATTCAAGAAGATCGTCGGCGAGCTGAAGGAGTCGGGGATTCTTTCGAACCTCGATGTCTACGTACTCGGCAACTGCGCTATCGCTATCGACCGGGTACGTGAGTATGACCGGATGATCATAGAGAAACCGGAGCTGCTGCTCGACAAGGACGCGATACGGAATCGGAACACCTGCGTCAGCGAGTTCTACCGCTGCTGCAACGAGCTTTGTCTGTCTCCGCAGGCTCGCGCGAAGATCGGCGCAGCGAATCTCGTCAAGCGTCAGGCGGCGGCTGATCCGATCGCTCAGGCACTCGGAGGCGGAACTTGATACAGAATCATCCATCATACATTTACGCGAAGCGCGTCGCCACTCGCGAGCTGAATTCGCCGAAGTACGTTATAAAGCAGGCGGCTGAATTCCTGCGTATCGCTGACGGCGAGGACACGAAGTACACGATAGACGAGCATCGCGTGAGTCAGATCGACAATCTTCTGAAGCTCTTCATCATGCCTGTCGGAGTGAAAGCCGGCACACCGATCTATGATTGCTCGACCGGGTATCAGTGGCTCGTCTATGTGGCGTCGCTCGCGGTCGTCCGGCGTGACGACATTACACAGAGACGTTATCAGACTGTCGTACTGGAAATCTGCCGGAAGAACTTCAAGACCTTCACGGTCGCGACGATGTTCTTGCTACTGTTCTTCACCGAGCCGAAATTCTCGGAGTTCTACTCAGTCGCTCCGGACGGAACGCTTTCACGCGAAGTCCGCGAGGCGTTCAGCAAGATAATCGCCTCGTCCCCGGCTCTCTGCGGGAATCCCGACGAGGGAATCGCGGCAAAATTCCGCGTTCTGCGCGACTATGTGACCTGCATTCCGATGCAGAGCAGATTCACGCCGCTCGCATACTCTACAAGCCGCATGGACGGTCGTCAGCCAAATGTATTCCTCGCTGATGAGGTCGGCGCGCTCCCGACGTCATATCCGATCGAGGCTATGCGCTCGGGACAGATACTCCTCAAAAACAAGCTTGGCTTCATCATCTCGACCAAGTATCCGACCTTCGATAATCCTTTTGAGGAGGAAATCGGATACGCGAAAAAGGTGCTTGACGGCATTATCGACGACGAAACCGTCTTCGCCCTGCTCTACGAGCCGGACAAGACCACCGGATGGGAGACCGACGACGGAATCCTCGAACAGGCGAACCCGGTCGTCTTCGACAATCCGGCGGTCATGGATGACCTCAAAAAGAAGCGCGCGAAGGCTCTCGAACAGCCGTCAGTGCGCGAGAACTTCGTGACAAAGCACTGCAATATCATCTACCAGGGGATCGGAACAGAATCCTATATTGACGTCTCGCTCGTCCGGAAATGCGCGGTCGAGAGCATTGACTTCTCCGGCAAGACAGTCTATGTCGGTGAGGACCTCTCCATGTCGAACGACAACACGTCGACGATGTTCGTCGCGTATGACGCCGAGAGGGACGTCATACAGATCGGCGGAATGGCGTTCATTCCGGCGGACAAAGAGGAGATCAAGACAAAGACCGAAAGATTCGATTATCACGAGGCGATAAAAGCCGGAGAGTGTACCGCGTGCGGAGGTATGACGATTGCTTATGATGTGGTCGAGGACTGGACGCTCGCGATTCCGGAACGCTTCGGCGCGAAGATCGGCGCGATAGGCTACGACAGATACAACGCCATCTCATCGGCTCAGAAATGGGAAGCCGCCGGAGAGCTGACAGTCGAGATAAAACAGCACTCATCAGTGCTTCATCCGGCGACGAAGCTGCTCTCGGAATACATTGAGAACGGTAAGGTCGAGTATGTCCACAACAAGCTGCTCGAAGTCAACTTCCAGAACGCGAGATGCGTCTATGACGCAAATCTCAACCGATACGTCAACAAGAAACGCTCAAACGGCAAGGTAGATATGGTCGTCGCGCTGATAAACGCGGTCTACCTGCTGATGGAAAACGAACTTCTCGCGCCGGACAGCTTCGGCGCGCAATGGTAGGAGGTGATAACATGGGAATATTCAAGAGAGCGAAACGAGCCGAGGAAGGCATCATCGACGCCGATGTTCTGCTGACCAAACTCGGCGACGACAATGTGACCGAGCAGATCGCTTTGCAGATTCCGGCTATCGCTTCTTCAGTCGACTGGATCGCGTCGCGGATAAAATCACTCCCGATAAAGCTCTACGAGGAGAGGGACGGCAAAACCGAGGAGATCACCGACGATTATCGGCTGAAGCTCCTCAACGACGAAAACGACTACGACACGATGACCGCCACCGAGATGAAGGAGGCTATGGTGCGCGACTATCTGCTCTGCGGACGCGCGTACGCTTTCATCGACTGGGATCTGAACAGCGTCAGGGCTCTACACTATGTCCGCGCCGGAGACGTGAGCTACAATCTGCCGCTCGATCCTATCTACCGCTCAGCAAGCTACTACATAGGCGGCAAGGAATACCGTCCGTATCAGCTCCTGCGCCTTCTCAGGCATACCCGCGACGGCGTGTCGGGAAAGTCGATACTTGCCGAGAGTCCGACGCTCATATCTGTCGCTTACAAAACGCTCCTCTTCGAGCGGAAACTTGTTGCGTCGGGCGGATGCCGGAAGGCGTATATCAAATCTGATAAACCACTCGCGAAGCCTGCGCTCGAAGATCTGAAAGAGGGCTGGCGCAGGCTCTGGACACTCGATGGAGACGCGGCGATTGCACTCAACGCCGGCGTGGACGTCAAAGAGGCGGCGTCATCGCCGACCGAGTTGCAGCTCAACGAGAACAAGATAACGAACTCCGGGCAGATATACGAGGCTCTGGGGCTGTCGTCCGAGATCATCCGCGGCACAGCGACCGACGAGCAGATCGCGCACGCGGTCGAGAGCGTCATCATTCCGATAGTCTCGGACTTTCAGGCGATACTCAACCGGAATCTGCTCCTCGAAAATGAGAAAAACAGGCTGTACTTCGCGTTCGACCTGAAAGAACTGCTCCGCGGAGATATTGTGAAGCGTTATCAGGCGTACAAGGTCGCGCTCGAATCGAACTTCATGCAGCTCGACGAGGTGCGGTACGCCGAGGATCTTCCGCCGCTCGGGTTCAATTATCTGCGGCTCGGGCTTAACGACGTTCTGTTCGACGCTAAGACGAAAACGATCTACACACCGAACATGAACGCTTTCGCTAGGCTCGGCGGAAAGGCCAAGATTGAAGGAGGTGAAGAAAATGAGAGTGGAGATAAGAGCTGACAACAAAGTCCACATTGAAGGATATGTCAACGCCGTCGGCAGGGATTCGCGCCCGCTTCCGTCGCCGAAGGGCAAATTCGTCGAGCAGGTCGCGCCGGGCGTGTTCAACCGCGCCTGCGCCGCGAAAAAGCCGGAAGTGATGCTTGATCATCACCGTGTGCTTGACGCTGACGCGACATTCCGCGAGGACAATATCGGATTGCACATCTCAGCCGACATTACCGACAAGGAAGTCGCTGAGAAAGCACGCCGGAAGGAGCTTCGCGGATGGTCGTTCGGTTTCGCGCTGAATCCCGGCGGAGAAAGCTGGGACGACAGCGCGAAACCATTCCCACGCCGGACTCTGACCGACATAAACCTCGCTGAGGTGTCACTCATCGACAGCAGCATGACGCCCTGCTATGTCGGGACGTCGGTCGAGACTCGTGCGGAAGGCGAGATCACGACCGAGCTCAGGTCGGCGGTCGAGGAAGAAACCGAGACTATCGACACGGACATCAGAATCAAAAACGAGTTGCTCGCAAAGCAGTTTGAATTATTTGCAGAAAGGAATATGATATGAAAATCAAGGAACTTATCGAAAAGAGAAACAATCTCCTCACCAGAATGAAGGAAATCCTCAACAAGGCGTCGACCGAAACCCGCGCGATGACCGACGAGGAAAACACCGAGTATCAGAACGCGAAAAATGAGGTCGAGCGTCTTCGTCTGACCATCGTCGAGATGCAGGACGCCGAGCGTCGCGGCGCTTCGAGTGAAGAGACAAACGACAACGGTCAGGCTGGCGGTCAGTCCGACGAACAGAGAGCCGAGGCAGAGACGCACGAATTCGCAAATTACATCCGCGGCGTCGCGAACCGCCTTGAGACGAGAGCGGGCGAACAGAATGTGTCCATGTCGAACAACACCGCGGTCATTCCGGTGTCCATCGCAAACCGCATTATAACAAAGATACAGGATATCTGCCCGATATTCAAAGGCACGACGCAGTATCACGTCAAGGGCAAGCTCAGAGTTCCGAAGTGGACCGACGCGAACTCCACCCACAACATCACCTGCGGTTACGCGACCGAGTTCACCGACCTTGCCGCCGACGCCGGAAAGTTCGATTCGGTCGACCTTGAGGGTTACCTCATGGGAGCGCTGACTCTGATCGGCAGATCCGTCGTTAACAACGCGGACATAGACGTCGTCAATTTCGTCATCGGACAGATGGCGGAGGTCGCGGCGAGAAAGATCGAAAAGGAGTGTCTTGTCGGCACTGGTTCGTCGGCTATGACCGGAGCGACTACTACCAGCACCGGACTCACCGCGGCTGCCGCGGCGGCTGTCACCGCCGACGAGCTTATCACGCTTCAGGCGAAGATCAAGCAGAGCTACCAGAAGAACGCCTGCTGGACGATGCACCCGAACACCTTTACCGAGATAAAGAAGCTCAAGGACACCACGAACCGCTATCTGCTTCAGGAAGATTTCAGCTCCGACCTCCCGTTCAGACTTCTCGGCAAGCCGGTAAATCTGTCGGATAATATGCCCGCTATGGCGGCAGGCGCGAAGCCGATCCTTTACGGCGATTATTCCGGACTGTCGGTCAACATCCGCGAAGAGCCGTCTGTTGAGGTGCTTCGCGAGAAGTACGCGACACAGCACGCGCTCGGCGTCGTCATGTGGTTCGAGATGGACTCCAAGGTTACAGACGAACAGAAGCTCGCGGTTCTCACCATGAAGGCGTCCTGACAAATGGTCAGCATGATCACCGCGGCTGAACTGCTCGATTATGTCCGTGAGGATAACCCCGACGAGGTGGCGGTCGGGCAGATCGAGCAGATGAAAAAAGCCGCTGTCGGCTACATAATGGCGTACACCGGGCAGAGCGCGGAATATCTCGACGAACACGACGAGTTTGACGCTGTTCTGATGGTACTCGTCGCCGATATGTACGACAACCGTTCGCTGATAGTCGACAGCGACAAGCAGAATCCGTTCGTCGTGTCGGTGCTTGATATGCACAGGGTGAATCTGATATGATTAAATCCATGTCAACAAGGCTCAGAAACCGTGTCGAGGTCTGGGGGCGGAAAACCGCCCTCAACACTCTCGGTGAGACGGACGGAGAGGAGCAGAAACTCGCGGCGCTGTGGTGTGATATTGTCCCGAAGTCCGGACGCGCCGAGCAGATCGGAGACGTCCCGGCGGCAATATACGAAAGCATAACGCATGAGGTGACATTCAGAAGATCTGCCGCCAAGCAGTTAAACGAGAAATATCATCTCAGGATCGGTGACGAACGGCTCGAGATACAGTATATCATGCCGCATTACAACGAGCCGGATAAGATCGTCGCTTATTGCCGGGAGGTCAACAATTTGTGAAAGAGTACACGATAGACCAGTACCGCGACAAAATGATGGAGATTGCGCAAAAGACACTGCCGAAGGAATCAAAGCGCATTCTCGCGACAGAATCACAAAAGCTGAAACGACATCTTTTGAAATATGCCAAGCAAAATGTTCCGGTATCGGAGATAGATGTTCCGGAGCACAAGAAATATCACACTCATTTCAAGGTCGGCAAGACATACAGCTATAACGATGCTCTGTCAAAACGAGTTTTTAATAATTCCGGTCACGGTAAATACGTTGAAAGTGGGCGTCCTGTAGTCTATGGCTACAGATCCGGAGAGAAATGGGGACCAAAAGCTTACTGTGAAAGATGGGGGCAAGGTCATGCGAGGTATTACAAACCGCGCTATGATCCCAATAAACAGCGTGTGTACTCTGTCCAGCGTAAATCCAGGCATTATGATGTATACTGGCACGTAAAATCGGACTTTGATCCGGTTTACAAGCAAGACCTGATGACATGGATCGACAAAATGGTCAATGAGGGCAAATTATGATAACAATCGATAAAATCAACGCTATGATCATCGAGAGGGTCCGAACCTTATATCCGAACATTCCGTTCACGGCGCAGGAAAAGCTCGAGGAAATCGAGCGTCCGGCGTTCAAGCTGATCATCGACGAATCGCAGAGCGAGAAGTTCGCGGGTAATATGGTCCGCCGCGTGTTTCCGGTGGAACTTGTCTACTTCGCGAAGGACAAGCTCAGACCGAAGCTCGAGTGTTTCGATGTATATGAGAAGGTCGAACCCGCGCTTTACGCGCTGACAGACAAGCTCAAAGCCGGACTTATATCGGCGGACGGCGTTCTCACGGTCGATTTTGATGTCACTCAGATCGATGAGATTACTATAATCGACGAGGATCCGGACAGTATCGGGTCGGGTGAAGATATGGAAATCCTTAATACGGAGGTAAATGATCAATGGCAGTAACAATGCCGAAAGTTGAGATAACGTTCTCACAGAGAGCGGCGTCTCTCGTAGAGCGCTCCGAGCGCGGTATCGCGGTGCTTATCGTGCGCGACGCGACCGAGGGCGCGAACACAACATTCTACGCGTTTTCAAGCCGCGCGGACGCCGACAAGAAGAGCGACGAATTCACGGCAACCAATATGCAGTACATAGACGATGTCTTCGCGCTGAAACAGCCGTACAAGGTGTGTGTCGTGCGTATAGGAACGTCCGGAACCGTTGCCGACGCCACGGCTATCATCGAAAAAAATGTCCGTACCGGCTGGGTGACGGTCGCGGACGGAACCTCGACCGATTTCTCTGCGCTCGTATCGTGGATAGGCACGTGCGAGGGGAACGCGAAGACATACAAAGCTATCGTTCACGGGCTCTCGACAGCGCCGGACAAGCGTCACGTCGTGAACTTTATAAACACCAAAGTCACGTTCGCGGATGCGCGCGGAGAACAGACCGGACCAGCTTATCTGCCGTCGCTCCTCGGGCTTCTCGCCGGAGCGAATGTTGAGACCGGAGTGACAAACGCCGTGTGCGGAAATCTCTCCGGATGTGTCGCTGTCGACAACGCCGACACAGCGGTCGGCGCGGGCAAATTCATCCTTGTTCCGGACGTCGACGCGGTCTACGTCGGAACCGGCGTCAACTCGCTGACAACCACCAACGGCAAGACGCTGACGGAGGACATGAAATATATCGAGACAGTTGAGGCAATGGATCTCATTGCCGACGATATCCGTGACGAGTTCAGAACGAACTATCTCGGCAAGTACAAGAACTGCCTTGACAATCAGATGCTTTTCGTCGCCGCTGTCAGAGGCTATTTCAGTGACCTCGCCGGGTCGCTCATACTCGATAATGAGTACGAAAACACTGTCGATATAGATGTGACCGCACAGCGCGCAGCGTGGGTCGCGTCCGGCAAAACCGAAGCGTCCGAATGGGAGGACGCGAAGGTCCGCCAGATGTCCTTCAAGCACACCGTATACCTGACAGCGGATATAAAGATTCTCGGATCGATGGAAAACCTGAAGTTCGAGATAGCTATGGCATAAGGAGAAAAGGCATGGACAAGCTTATACGAACCTTCACCGGCAGCGACGCCGTAGTCTGGCTCGGCGGAGATCAGCTCGCCACTCTCAGCAAGATAGATATTTCCGTCAACGGCAAATTCGAGAATGTCACAGTCTGCGGAGATTACCGCACATATCCCGTGTACGGCGGATATTCGGTCGAGGGCAGCGTCACCGTCTACAAGATCGATTCGACCATCCAGAAGAAATGGGGACGCGCGTATCGTACCGGTATCATGCCGGACATCAAGATCATCACGAAGCTCAGGGACAAGGCTACGGGGAAATCCGAGCGTTACGTGATTCATAACGTCGTATTCAAGAATTTCGATATTCTGAACTGCGAGTCGCAGAAACCGATCGAACAGAACGTTTCGATTCAGGCTGTTGATTTTGAACCGCTGGAGGAGATATAAAATGGAAAAAGCCACAATGGACGACATTCTCCGTCTGAAACTCAGACGCGAGCGGTCAGAGTCCGAAACAGAAGAGATCGAAATAAAGTCACTCGGAAAGACGCTGACATTCCACGCGCCGACGAGCGATCAGCAGCTCGATTTCATCGGAAAGGTAAGAGCGGGCGGCGGAGACATCTCCGCGATTTATCGGGCTTACCGGCAAATGGTATATGACTGCTGTGACATTCTGCACGGAACGGCGCTACAACAGGAAAACAGCGGCGATCCGCGGGATATAGTTGATCAGCTCTTTACACCGGCTGAGGTGATAGAACTCGGCGACACGCTCGCGGACAGGTTCCTGACAGTCGGGGACGCAATAAAAAACTGATAGATCACGACGAGGAAATGAGTTTATACGCTTTCTGGTTGCTCAGGGGCTATTCGCTCCGTGAGCTCGCGGCACTGAGCGTGGGAGAGCGTCTGTACCTTTCCGCCGTTCGTGATATATACGTTGAAGGACTCAGGGGAGAGGGGGACAGTTAAACAGTGGCAAGCAACGTAATAGCCGCGATACTGAATCTGCAAGACAAAATGTCGCCGAAACTCATACAGTGCGGCAAGAACTGGCAGAACCTCTCCAAAGAGGAACAGAGAGCCGCGCAGGCTTCACTATCCACTGTAAACAAGTGGTGCAAAGGCGTTGATAAAGCAATAGACCGCGCCGCGAAATGGGGTGCGGCTGTGCTCGCCGCCGGAGTCGTCGCGGGAACGAAAACCGGTCTGTCGCTCAGCTTTGACCTTGAGACATATCATTCCCAGCTAGAAACCGCGACAAAAGACACAAAGCGAGCCGGTGAGGTGATGGCATACGCGATAAACCTCGCCAACAAAACGCCTTTCGAGGGCGGAGAAATGGCGAAGGCTTCGGCGGCGCTCGAGATGGCGAAGCTGAAGACCGAAGACTATCTCACAACGCTCGGTGATACCGCCGCGGGCTCGAACCGGAAGATAAACGAGGTTCAAACACAGTTTATCAAAGCGTTTTCGACAGGTCAGTACGGAGAGTTCCTTGACACGATCAATGTGTCGAGACAGACCTTCAAGGACTTTGTAAGGGAAAACGGGCTCGCGACAAACTCGATTGAAAACACACAGATCGCTCTTAAGAAATTCCTCGACGAGAAATTCGGCGGAGGAATGGAAAAGCTCGCGTCTACCACAAAAGGCGCGTGGTCAACGATCACCGGTTCCGTCAAGCTCTCGCTCGCACGTATCGTCGGCATGGGCGTCGACGGGACTGTGCGTGTCGGGTCGCTGCTCGACCGCATCAACGGCAAAGCGAACTCAATCGCGAATCAGCTCGTCGAGTGGAGCGAGGACGGAACTGTCGACAAACTCGCCGACAAAGCCGGTAAATTGTTTGAGACATTATGGTCGCTCGGAGAAGGCACATATAAGTTCTTCAGTGAAAACAGCTGGGCGAGGTGGTCCGCGGCTGCCGTTGTCGGCATCGTCGTTGTCGGAAAAGTGCTTCTCGGGCTTCTCTCGACGATAGCGACGACTATAAAGAATGTCCAGACGCTGAAGACCGCACTGTCGGGGCTCGCGAAATCATTCGGGTTCGGCAAGGCGGCAAGTGCGGCAGCCGCAGCATCAGGTGCCGCGGCGACCGGAGCGGCAAGCGCGGCAGGGGCAGCAGGTGCAGCCGGAGCGGCAGGCGCCGAAGCGGGTGCTCTGGTAAGGTCAGCCGGTCCGAAAATTGATATGGCACAGCTGTTTGGTCAGAGCAAAGTATCCACAATGGGAATGGCAGGAACTAAAGCCAACATAGGCTCTGTCGGATTTGCATGGAAAGCCGGGCAATTGACCGGCAAATGGATTGATGAGGGCACATCGAAAGGAATAACGGATTTTGAGGAACGTCTGCTTTCACAGCGCAGGCGCGTTCGCCGGAACCCGTTCGACACATCAAAAAACTACGCAGATCAGTTCCGCCAAGGTTCAGCCGCGCTCGGAATACAGAAAGAACGCGCTCAGAACATCATCAACGTGACGGTGAACGGAGCCGAACAATCTGACGACGAGCTCGCGGAAAAGGTCGCGAGACGGATAGTGGAGGAGATAGATAACTCATGGTAAAAGTTTATCTTTGCTCTGCCGATATGAGCTATTCCCTGCTGCTGCCGATCACACCCTCCGAAATCACCATTTCGGAGGGGACAGACGTCCGGAAGTATGAAACCGCGAACGCAGGGTACATATCGGACATCGGCTACAACACACTCACTGAAGTATCGTTTTCCAGCTTCTTCCCATCGTCACACCTTCCTCTGTCAAACGGCGACACGGCATTCGGCATCGGGTATATACCGCTCCTGAAGAGATTTCGCGACGGGAGAGAACAATGTCGTCTCATCATCACCGGAATGGGCTTCGACAAGACAATGATCATGGATACTTTCGAGTACTCCATGCGGCAGGGCGGAAACGTGTATTACAATATGCGGTTCACTCAGAAACGTGAGGTGTGATATGCTCAACTTTGTGATCGGCGGCAAGCAGTACTATCCTCTTGACGTAACATATGACAAATCCATGTCTCAGCTCGGAGCCAAGGTGAAGGCTTCATTCCCGCTCTCTGATAAGGGCGAGAATATTACGGTTGAACTCGGAGATCTCGTCAAAGTCTATGAGGACTGGCATCAATATTTCTGGGGAAACGTGACGAGCGTTGAACGTACTGACAGACTTCTCACGCTCACCGCTTATGACACCTGTTATTATCTGAACCGGTCGCAGAAAATCATGCAGTTCACCGGAATGACAGTGAGTGAGGCGCTCGCGGCGCTTTTCAAGGAATGCGGACTTTTCAATCATCACTGTCCGGATATGCCGACGCTGATCGATACTGTCTGTTATATCCAGTCTCCGGCGCAGATAGCGAAGAAGCTGATACAGGCGGAAATCGACGCGAACGGAGGAGAATATTACCTCGACAGTTCATCTTTCAACTCGGTCGATATTTACCGTGTAGGAGAATTATCCTGCGATGCGTCTCTCACGGCGATAATCTCTCCGACAAAAGAAGAATCTATCGACGATATGCGCAACCGCGTATCTCTTATCGTAAGCGACGGAACGGGTTACAGCGTGACCGAGACCGCGTCCGACGAAAGAAGCATAACAAAGTACGGACTGCTTCACGAGTATGTGAAGGTATCATCCGACGCGTCCGGCGCTGTCGCCACGGCTCAGAACCGGCTCAAGTCACTCAGCCGGATTCTCGCCGACGGAACGATAACCGTAAAGGGCAACTGGGCACTGACCGCAGTCGGAAAACGGATAAAGATCACGGAGCCGATTTCCAGTCTGACTGGAGAATACGTGATAACCTCGGTGTCGCACAAACTCGGCGACGATTTCAAAACAACACTGAGTTTACAGGAATACAAAGAAGCCTCGGCGTTCAAACCGACGATAGAGACGGCGGCAACATCAGATATGGACGCCATAAAAGAATCGCGAGAGGGTCTGCCACTCAGCAACAAGCTCGTTCTGCCATATCAGTCATGCCGTTGCAGGCTGACAAGCCGGTATGGATACAGAACACATCCCGTGACCGGGCAGAAGAACAGTTTTCACGGCGGTGTCGATCTCGTCGGAATCACGACCGGTTCCGGAAACGGAAATATGATTGTCGCCGTAAAAAGCGGTGTCGTCATCCGCTCGCAGATCGTCACCGACAAGAACAACGTCACGTGGCAGTGGGGCAACTACATAGCCGTCCTCGGTGATGATGGAGCAACCATATACTACTGTCACCTCGCGAAACGAATGCTCCGTGAGGGACAGCGGGTACGGATCGGAGACCAGATCGGCATCGAGGGCGCGACCGGACAGGTTACCGGTCAACACCTGCATTTCGAGGTGCGCCGGGGAAGCGAGCGCGTGAACGCGGCTGATTATCTCGGCATACCGAATGAACCAGGAACATACACCGGAATCAATTCCGAAGAGGTTAAAAACACAGCCGCGAACAGAATCATTGAAAGGATGAGGAATATTGACTGATATTCAAAGGCTCGCAAAACATTTTTCAAGGGATTCTCCCTCGATTGGTATCACAACCGGTACAGTAATTGAGGTCTCACCACTGAAGGTTCGGCTTGCCGCGAACATAATCGCGGCATACCCGAATCTGTATTATATCGCCGGGATGACATTCAATGCCGGTGATCACGTAGTAGTAGACGTGTCGGAAGATAATCAGCGTTATTATATTCTTGGCAAGGTGGTAAAGGCATGAGCGAGTTCGAATTTGATTTTGTCAAAGGCGATTTTACGATTGTTGACGGGAAGGCGCGAAAAATATCCGGCGTTGAGATGCTCAAAAACAAAATTGAGAAGCTCCTGCGGACAGAATTCGAAAAGTACCCTGTCTATGATCAATACGGTATGCCCTTTTACGGCTGGTTTGCCGGACAGCGTGATCGTGATCTTATAAAGATAGCGATGACACGTGAGATAACGGAACGTGTTCCGGAATATATCGAGGGCGTCAGGCAGGTATTTGATTTCAACTTTGAGTTTGAACACAGAGGGTGTCGGGTGAGCTTCAAGGTTAAAACGGATTATTCTGATAACGAGGAGATGATCAGTCAGTGGATAGCATTTTAGCGGCAATGCTCGAGCGCGTGCCGGACACCTACGATAAGAGTGAGGGAAGTATATTCTGGGACACGCTCGCGCCCGTCGCGCCAGAGATAACGAGGCTCGCGGAGGCGGCTGCCGGAATACTCGACCGCAGGCTTATTGATACGGCGACCGGAGACGACCTCGACGCGGCGGTCAAGGAAGTCGGCGTCACGCGTAAAGAAGCACAATACGCCGAAGGCAGCGTGACATTCACCGGTACTGCGAACACAGTCATTTCCGCCGGTGCGCTTGTGGCATCCGAAGCCGCACAGTTCTACACTCGCGAGGATTGCACTATCGGCTCGTCAGGAACAGTAGATGTACAGGTGGTATGCACGACGCCAGGAGAGATCGGAAATGTCGCTGTCGGAGCAATCAACCGTCTGCCCGTTACGCTCTCAGGTGTGACAAGCGTTACGAACGCTGGGGCAACATCGGGCGGCACCGAGAGAGAGACTGACGACGAGCTGAGAGAACGCACATATCTTAAAATCAGATCTCCCGGAACATCAGGCAATCAGCATGACTATGTGAACTGGGCTTTATCGGTCGACGGCGTCGGCGGAGCCAAATGTATACCGCTCTGGAACGGCGCGGGAACCGTTAAGGTCGTTATAACAAACGCGTCAGGAGAGACCGCTCCGACGTCCCTTGTCACAGCCACAAAGACATATATCGAGACGGTGAGACCGGTCGGGGCGTCAGTGACAGTCGTGAGCGCGACCGCGAAGACGATCAATGTGAAAGCGAAGATCACACTCAAATCCGGATATACCATAACAAACGTCAAGGCGGCTATAGTCGCGGCGATAACTGATTATCTGAGAAACTTCCGTCTCTCCGGGACAGCGGTCTCATACGCGCGTATCGGCGCTATCATACTCGGTGTAGATGGTGTGGACGATTACAGCGACCTACGGGCAGGGACAGGGACGACATGGGGAACGTCAAACATTGCTATTGCAACCGATGAAGTGCCTGTTATGGGGGATTTCACGAATGTCACATAATTACGAGCTGATAAATAATCTGCCGAAATACTATCGCGGAAGCTATGTTATGCGGCTGATACTGCAAGCTGACGAGGCTGCTGTCGGCGCCGCGGAAGATGACATTAATGACGTGGACAAGCAATGCCTCATAGCTACAGCGACCGACGCTATATCCAGATGGGAAAACATATTCGGCATTCCGAACAGTGAGGATTCGATCGACCGCCGCCGTGAAAGGCTTCTCGCGAAGAAACGCGGAGGCGGGACCGGAACAATAGAGCATCTCAAAAATGTCCTGTCGTCATTCTCGAACGGAGATGTCGAGATAACCGAAAAGATATCCGAATACGCAATTGAGATCGAGTTCGTAGGTGTGAGAGGAGTGCCGCCGTATATGGATGACGTCCGGGCGGCAATAGAAGAGATCATCCCGGCACATATCGAGTACAGCATTAAGGTGATCTATAACACATGGTCGGATATCGCCGAGAAGAACCTCAAATGGTCAGACATTGCCGGAAAGACATGGAAACAGCTTGCGGAAGGAGCGCTATAAATGCCACAGACCACAACTAATTACGGTTTCAAAAAACCGCTGTCAAACGAGTACGTAAAGCCGGATGATTTCAATGATAACTGGGATAAGCTGGATGGGAAGTTAAAGGACATCGATGATCGAGCTCCGGACGCGACAACACTCGCGGGAATAGTACCGATAACATCAGGCGGGACAGGCTCAACGACAGCGTCAGGCGCACGGTTGCAGCTCGGCGCGGAGGGCAAGCATACCAAGAAGACAGCGACGCTGTCCGCTTCGGGTTGGTCAAACGGAACTCAGACGGTCACCGTTTCCGGCGTTACGTCGTCGAACACAATCCTCGTCGCGCCGACAGCGGCCTCACAGGAAGTCTGGGGCAAGGCAGGAATAGTCTGCACGGCACAGTCGGCGGGGAAGCTAACATTTACCTGCAAGAGCGTACCGTCGGCGGCGGTCACGGCTAATATTGTTATTTTGGGAGGATAAAGGTATGATCATCAATCAGTTTGGAGGCAGCGCTGCCGAAAAGGTACTAAAGACGGAAATATTCACCACGTCCGGAAACTGGACCTGTCCGGCTGGAGTCGAGAAGATATTCGTGCGGCTATTTGGGGGAGGTGCTGGGGGAAGCAAAACAGGCGGCGGCGGTGGTGGCTATATGGCTTATGCAGAGTTGAATGTCACTCCAGGATCAACATACCCAATAACGATTGGTACAGGCGGCAGTGGTGCAGCTCAATCTCAAAGCGCTGGTAACGGCGGAATAACCTCATTTGGAACACTTTTGTCCGCGAATGGTGGCGAAGCTCCGACTATAGATCACGGTGGCAATGGTGGGGCTGGTGGAGCTGGTGGTTATGATTGTACCGGCGGAACTGGCGGTCAGTTCGGAGGTGGCGGCGCAGGACCTCACGGAATTGGTGGTGCTGGTGGCGCGGACGGCGGCGCAGGTGCGAACGGTAATTCAACAAGCCAAAGTGGCAACAACAGCTCATCAGGTGGAAAAGGTGGAAAATCATCATATAACAGCGATGGTGGTGGCTATTATGGAGGCGGAGGGGCAGGTTACCAGGCAGACGGGGGAGACGCCGATTATATGACGGGTGCAAGCGCCGAATATTTTAGGGCCGACTATGGTGCAGGAGGCGGTGGCGGTTACGGACCATCGGGTCACGGTGGGAACGGAGGTGGCGGAGGTGGTGCCTACGGTCCAGGAGGAGATGGAAACAGAGATGGACTTCTGGGCGGTGGGGGCGGTCAGGGCGGCTATAGTGCATACTACTCAGGCCCGGCACGAAGCGGGAATGGCGGTTCCGGCATAGCTATCATCCAGTACTACATCGAAAAATCTGCATAATTAAGGAGACAACACAATGAAAATATTCCAGATTGTAAGCAACGTATGTTACTGGGACGCGACAGCAGTTCATCCGACCATTGACAGCACTATAGGCAAGTACCCGCCGGACATCATCTTTGTCGAGACACCTGACTATGTCTTCGAGAACTGGGGCTATGACTCGAACAAAACCGGCGACGCACGCTTTATCAAGCCAACCGCTCCGGATGGCTGGTACTACGACGATGAAACCGGAAGTTTCAAGCCGATCAACCCGCCCGAACCGAAGCCCAAGCCCGACACGGCCGCGAGCGTCCTCGCGGAAGCGACGGCGGCATATGAGGAAGGAGTAAACGAGGCATGACAAAAGCAGAAATCCTCACCCTAATGAAGGAAAAGGGCAAGTCCGACGCGCTCGATCTGCGGTCCCGCGCGAAGGACCTCGACGGCACGGCGATCATTGCCGAGGAATCGAAAATTCCGCAGTTCGACCCCGAAAAGGACTATAGCAGCTGGGCGGTCGGCTCTCCGGTATATGAAATTGTAGACGGCGAGCGGCAGGTCTTCGGACTCATACAGCCACACAACGCCTCGTATTACCCCGGCAGTACACCATCAAACACCCGCGCACTCTGGTCGCTGAAGCATACCAAGGACGCCGCAAAGGCGAAGCCGTGGGTCGCGCCGCTCGGAACATCCGGAATGTACATGAAAGACGAAGTCTGCAAGCATACAGATAAAGTCTGGCGATCAAAGCAGGACAATAACCCCTACGAACCCGGCGTGACCGGAACCGACAACTTTTGGGAGGCGGTGATGATCTCATGACGTGGGAAATAATGTCGGCGCTGATCGTGATCGTCGGCTGTCTGATAACGCTCGGCGGCGTACTGGTCAAGCTCGTCCGGACGCTGACAAGGCTCGACGACACGATGGCGCAGCTCAGAGTTGACCTCAACCGTCAGCACGACGAGAATCACGAGAGCCACAAAAGGATCTACGACCGGCTCGATAATCACGAGCAGCGGATATGCGAACTGGAAAGGAAAGACCAATGATTAAAATAATTCCTGACCGTGAAGGAGTCATCACACAATGGGATTTGAACCGGAAAGTCTTGATTTCCGGAATTGATAACGATGAGGCGGGGATAAAAGTGCATTTTGCATCGCCCAATGACGATCACAATGCCTATGTTGTTTCGCCTGTAATAAACAACAATATTGTATCGGCGACAATACCCAATATTCTTCTGACGATACCGGGGCGGATATATGTGTACGTTTATACATCATATACGCAGGATAAAGCAATCGTGGCTGTGGCGCCGCGCGAGAAGCCTGATGACTACGTGTACACGGAAACCGAAAAATTCGCGCTCGAGCAGTGGGAAAAAGAGGCTACCGAAAGACTTGAAGGCAGATATGATAAAGCGGTGCAGGAGATTGACGAGCGCTATGCCGGGCTAAGAGATGATGCAATAACAGCAGCATCAGCAGCGGCATCTGCGCAGACTAGTGCCGCTGCCGCCGACTTATCCGCAACCAGAGCTGAAGCCGCCGAAACAAACGCAAAAGAAAACGCCAAAGCCATATCTGAAGTAGGCGATCAAGTCACAGCCAATGCAAAAGCGGTGTCTGACGCGCTGATTACAGTGGAAACTGCCAAATCTGACGCGCTTGCTGCGAAATCAGCCGCCGAAGCCGCAAATGAAAAAGCCGCATCATCGGCTAATGCCGCAAAGGAATCGCAAACCGCAGCTGAAACTGCCGAAAGTAACGCGGCTGAAGCTGCTAAAGCTGCGCAACAGGCAGAAACAAGTGCAACCGAAGCAAAGGATAATGCGATCACAGCAAAGGATGATGCGGAGAACGCCAAGGACATCGCTGAAACCGCCAAAGATGATGCCATAGCAGCCAAAAACGCGGCTGAACAAGCTAAAACAGCCGCTGAAACCGCGGCTGAAAACGTGCCGATAATCGATGACACGCTTGCCGCGGGCAACCGCACGTGGAGTTCGCTAAACATCGTTGAAAAACTGTGCCCGCCACTTACAGGCAGCGGAAATCCGGTGGTGGTGAGTGACTGTATCAAGGGTTATCCGATGAAGATCACAGCATCGTGGGAACCCACACAAGCAGGTAGTGGCGACCCCAGCCCGGAGAATATCCGGGCGATAAGCGGACGAGAAAGTATAGCTTTTGATCGGTGCGGTGCAAACCTGCTGGATGTGCCGAAGACACTCCAGATAACTGGCGTGCTCACGATCTCCAAAAAGCTGCCACCGGGGCCATACAAACTATCTTGGGGAGAGGCAACAAAAGGAGGAAAAAAACCGATTGCTTTTGTCTGTAGTACGCGTAAAACCGCGCCAACGGCGATTAATTTCACCAGCGCAAATAGTGATGTATCTTTCACCTTGTCAGAATCGATTGAAACAATCTATATATACTCAAATGGCTATGACTTTTCGGGTAGCGCGGGCATCACATCGGTGGTATGCGATCTTATGCTGTCCGCTGACAAGTCTGCCACCTACGCTCCCTACTCCGGCACGACACGCAATCTTACGCTGCCCGAGACCATCTACGGCGGCAGTGTAGACGCGGCGACCGGCGAGGGGATGATGACGTGGAGCCTGATCACGCTGGACGGAACGGAAGACGGCTGGTACAAATACGGAGGCGCAGATACTGACGCGAAGACGAGCTGTTTCACTATCGGCATATCCGACAAAGCGTACGGCTTTGGATCGTCCATTTGCAATTTATTTTGTAACACCAATGATGATTCCTCGTATACCAGCGATCGCATGAAGGCATATAATTACACCGATCACCCCAACTTGCCGAACGTATATATGAATTTTGGTGTCGACAGAACCGTAACAGTTGACGACTGGAAATCCTACCTCGCCGCCCAGTATGCCGCCGGTAAGCCAGTGCAGGTCGCCTATAAGCTCGCCGATCCAGTGCCAATCACCGCAGCCGGAGGATCGCCGTTATATCAGCTTGATGGTATAAATACGGTTATTTCAGACGCAGATACATTGACCGTCAACGGCAGGGCTGATCCGATAAAAGTCATGGAGTCACAGCGCCAAGCAATAATTTCGTTAGGAGGTAATATTTGATGTTTGATCTCAAAGCATTCATAAAGAGGGGATTTCTCGACGCAGTCGGAAAGATGTCTGACTACAAGATCATCCTCGATGCAGCCGGATGGCTAGAAAAAGGCGTCCTTGAAGAATCTGATCTCGCTGAAATACAGGTAGCGATTGACGAATCGCATTCGGCAGAGCTGAAGGAAGATGAACTTGAAGACGAGGAGCACGATTGACAATATTAAAAAGAGGAGATGAAAAAATGAGTAACGGAATCGATGTATACACCGGACAGGGAATCATCGACTGGCGATGTGTCGCGCTGACTCGGGGCTTCGCGATGATAAAGGCAAGCCAGGGACGCGGCGAGACTTCAGCGACCGAACATCTGCGGATTTTCACCGACTCGAAGTTCGTCCGGAACATCACCGAAGCGTCGAAGACGAAAATGAAGCTCGGCGTCTGGCACTGGATGACCGCGCGGTCAGTTGCCGAGGCGAACTACGAAGCCGATTATTTCATCGAAACGATTTCACCGTACCGGGACAAGATTTCGCTCTGGGCGGCGGCTGACGTCGAAAGTGACCGCTATCTCGGCGACCTCGGAAAGTCTGACCTGACCGCCATCACGCGCGCGTTCCTCGACCGGATTCAGAGCGCGGGCTTTCGTCCGATGCTCTACACGAATCCGAACTTTCTGAAGTACCGGTTCACAAAGAACGCGTTCAATGATACCGACATCTGGCTCGCGCATTACGGCGTGTCGAAGCCGATGCAAGTCCCGAACCTGAAAATCTGGCAGCACTCCGCCGGGCGCGTGTATGGCATCAGCACCGACGTTGACCTCGACACAGGGTACTTCGACGGCATGCCGTATTCGGTCGGCGAGAAGTACACGATACGCGCAGGCGATAAGTACAGCAACTGCAAAGCGATTCCGAAGCGGCTCGTCGGCAAGGTCTGCACGATCTCACAGGTCAAGCCGGACAGAATTCTCTTGCAGGAAATACTCAGCTGGGTAAAGATATGAGATTTCTCAAACGTTTGATAATCGCCGTCCTAGTGTACATTGCCGTGTACTTACCCTTCGTCGCGATACTTCAAGCGGTCTGCGGCGGGGACTACACGGCGGCGTACAGCGTCGGCGGCATTGTGGGCGCGATTGAACTCGCGCTCAGCTCAATCATTAAAATAACCGAAAACCGGGAGGTAAAGAAAAATGGATATATCGAAAGTAATTCCGTGGGTGATTCTTGCGCTGGCTGTGATCGCGGCTGTAGCGATCTTTACGGTGACGCTGATTCAGGCGTCTCCGGCGAGGCGCCGGGAGATTCTGAACTCGGTGCTGATGTCACTCGCGGTCGAAGCTGAAAGGCTCTACGGAGCGAAGACCGGACAGCTTAAGAAACAGCAGGTCATCGCTTGGCTGTACGCCAGATACAAGTGGCTGACGTGGCTCGTGTCTGAGGAGTCGTTGTCGCAGCTCATTGATGAGGTTGTGGCGAGAATGAACGAGTGGATGAAGAGCAATCCCGTTGGCGCGGAGAATGCGCTGAGGTAAAAAAAAAAACGCGGTGTGGCAAGGAGACATTTTCGTTTGCCGCACCGCGTTCATGTATATTTACATTTATTTTCGGACAAATTTGCGGAAACCTCTTGACAATAGGTTAAACCTATGATATAATATATATGTGATCAAGAGAGATCACAATACCGGGGCAAGACGAGAGAGGAGGTCAGAATGGAAGAAGGCATGACAGATTTTCAATTCAAAAAGCTTCTTGAGATGATACTTATGATTCTCGAAGGCAGCGAGACCAAGGAAGAAGCAATCGAAAAAATAAAAGCTCTGATCGACAATAAGTAATCAGAGCTTCCAAACCAAAAACGACTTGGGCGGAACTTGCCGCCGCCCTCATCGTTTATATTATATCACGTTTTGCCCCGAATGTCAAGAGAGGACGTGATTTTTATCGGCGAGAAAAAAACAACTCCGCAGGAGAAGTACGACAAGGAGAACACACGCTTCATCGGACTCAAACTCAACAAGAAGACCGACAAGGATATTCTCGACGCACTTGAGGGACTGCCGATGCAGACTGAGATCAAGCGGCTTATTCGGATCGGCATTGAAAATAGCAAGAAGTAGCGTAAAACGGCGGGGGGATTTCCTGCCGTTTTTCTGTCACTCTATAACAGAAAAACGCTCGACAAAAAAGCAAGCATCTACTGCTTGCTTTTTTGTTATTCTCGATCAATTGAAACTACCAGGGCGAACAACCTCTCATTGATTATGAAGAGGTGTTCGGCTGGAGTACCAAATGGTGACCCGTACGGGAATCGAACCCATGTTACAGCCGTGAAAGGGCCGTGTCTTAACCGCTTGACCAACGGGCC